ATTTCCGCCATCAACCCAAAGCTGGTAGTCGCCTTTTAATCTCCAGCCTTTATCATTAAGTTCTGATTTCGCATGTGTCACGCTTGATGGTCTCTCAACACTCATTTGAGCCGCTGCAAAGGTTGTCTGGCCATTCTTATCACGCATTCCTACAGGAATTTGTAGACCGGCCTCAAAATAAGCACTGAGTACAGTGTTATCCAGTGCACCCTGTTTCATGTTAAGAGTTACAGTTACATAACGAAAATTAGCTTGTTCTACTCTTGTACTTCGACCGTCGTTTCCGTGGTCATGCTCCCATCTATCATTAGTGTCAATGACGACACTTTCCCACTCTTTTACAAGAGTAGTACCTATCACTAGATCAAAGTCCTTACTGCTATATGTTCCAGTTGCCATAATACCCTCCTTACGCGGTCAGTTTAAAAGTAACAGTGATTCTGGATACTGCGTCTTCTAAGTCCGCTGTACCATTATCAAAATTAGCCGTCCTGGTAGATGCTGTAAGTGTTGCTGTGTCAATGCCAGTATCGATACTACCAGCTTCAATAATACCTCTTGCAACACCCTCAACCTCAAGTGTTTCTCTGATAATTGTATCAATTTGCGTGAGAGATGTTATTCTCTTTTCAGCAATAAGCGCGGTGTATATAGCTTCAGAAACCTTAACTTCAAGATAATCTTTTGCAAAAATCTGATCAATAAATTGACCCGAAACATTGTAACCACCTTGAGCCCCGTCAGTTGCTCCAGGAGCAACACCAGGGACAACAACTGACCCACCTATTGTTTCTACTCTGTTAACGAATTTACCAATCATATTAGTAATTTCTGTATCAGTAAGAGTATCAGCGGTAACACCAGTCATCGGATAGTAACAAGGATTTACAGCGCCTAAGAAATCGGGAAGTGTAGCGCCAGCCCAAGCGCAAGTCGCGTAGCTGTCAGTGTCTTCATTGTATACCAGCAAGGTTTTTTTATAGCCGAGTGCTTTCAGCTCACTTGCTACGTCATTTGATACCGCATCTTTGACATCAGAATCCCTGGTAAGTCCCCAGAGCATCTTTGAGTTTGCTGTTTCAGCTGAAGCTGCGAGGAGGTCAATGTCTGCTTCAGTTACACTTGTTGGAGCAAACCCCCAAAAAGAGCTGTCAGCTGCTACTATCGCATTGAAAGCTGCTGTGTAAGTTTCTGTAGCTGATCCATAAACATCCTGTGTAACTGTAGCAGTTGTCACTGTAGTAAGAGAAGAAACATCAACATCAGTAACCTCAAAAAGGATATTCGCGTCTGCTCCGTCCCATTCAATAGTGATACCCTCAGCATCACCCGCGTTTGTACCATTAATAGTAACAGTAATACTAGACACATTTGACATCGCTTCAATTGTAGTTTCAATTGTAGCTGCTACGGTTTCATCCCATGCAATAGTCCCAGATGTAACAGCAGCGCCGTCTGCTTTGCTCACGTCAATAGTGAATGTACCAGCTGTGGCGTCCTGATCAAAAGTGATGGTCACTTTTGAATTTGCATCAACGTATTTTCTGCCTACTTTTACAGCCGGTAGCTTTCTGCCGTCCTTTGAAGTTTGCGCGAAAACGTTGCTTGCTGCTACGTATGCTGATTCAGACGTACTGAAACCTGCATCAGCCATAGCGCTAATACTTGAATAAGTACCCACTCGTGCTTTTTGCGATGTGGTCTCGTCAAGGATCAAAAAATAATTAAATAGGTCAGAACTGACCGCTCTGGGAGCAATCGAAAAACTGACACTAGCTGCATCTCGAATTGTTGTAGGCATGGTTATTTCTCCTTCTATGTTGCTGATTGATCTATATTAATTTCTACATCGTCACCACAATCAATTGTTGCAATAACTCTTTCTATTTCTATTATTTCTTCAGTTGTCTTTGCTACATACGCGAACTCAAAATCCTGCTGAATCCTAAATTCATACGAAGTGTCAAGTAGCTCTGTAAGATCTATAGAGCCACCCATTCCTCGAAAATACAGACCGGCAGTTTTAAGCGCTGTTAATACTGCTGAACTGTCTAAAGATTGTTCTAATTCCTGCATTTTCAAGAAGTAATTACTATTACTAATGATATTAACAGACACATTCATGCGATACCTGTGATAAGCTTCGTAGGACTCATCACCTATTCGTACTGTTTCAGTTTGCGCTCCGTTTTCTTTTACTGGTGCCAATAGGTTAAGCGTTGCATAAGGTAAAGAGGGACGTGGCGCGTCCTGCTTATCCCATACAGCGGCTGTAAGCCCGGTAACATTGCCATATACCCAGGCAATAAGTGCATTTTCAAATGTAGCATTAAGTCTGGTCACAATCTTTGCCCCTCATCCTTTTTACGAGTCGCAATAACTTCGTAATGTTTTAAGAACGAATGCCTTGAGAAATCTTCAACTACATCAACCTCATAGACATCTGAATCAATCGTCACGAAATCATTATTTTTCAACTCTGTCTGTGTATAGATAGCCTTTGCGTCCCTCTCACGTCTATTTTCCGCAAGTCTTTCAAGCTGCTTTCCAGAAACAGGCTGCACACTAGCGGTAATAGAAAAAACAGTATCAGCACCATCGGAATAAATACCTGTAGCTGTATTAAAGGAACCTACAGCCTTTCTGGTTACTGAAAGTGTCTCGTTATAGGTAAAAGGCATCTATATAACATCTCCTACAGAAAAATACTCGTCTTGAATATCTTCGTCGTTAATGTTTCGCAAAAAAGCTGGTATTCTTGACAAAAGATTAACTATATGTGTTCTTTTAAAATCTCTCTTTTCACTTCCGGAAAACTGCTTTCTGAGTCTAAGAAACGCCAGAACCTTGTTACCAGCCTTATTTTCCCTAATTTTATCACCTATTTTATTACTTTATAAGTTATTGCTGCTCTCATTCTGCCTGTATCTATAAGAGGTTTACTACTACCCTTCTTTGCGATAGTTGACGGCGCATTAGGTACAGCCCAGGAACTCGCTGTAGTAATAGTTCGTTGTATTTCTTTTTTCATTTTCGCGCCGACAATAGCAAAATATTTACTAAGGTCTTTTACACGACCTTTGGAATACAGCTCGATCATTTCTTTTATGAACTTGACTATATCTTCGCGCTTTTCATCGAAAGTTTTCCTCATAAAAGGTCGCTCTGGAATGTAGCGAACATTCACACCAGAAGCTCTTGACATAGCTGCCATCATTTGTGTACCTGTATGAGAACTTGGTTTCGTACCTACGCCAAACTCGTTGGCACTCGCATATTTAACGATGTCTGAGTTCTTATCGCCAAATAAACCAATGTCAACTGCTTTAGGAAGTCTAACATCTAATAGAAGCATGTCAGCAAATCCCTTGTCTATGTCTCGTACATCTACAGCCATTTTCATACTACTAAAAACCTCGATAGTGAACTGCGACAAATAGAAATAAACCGCATCCCATACGTTGTTAAGTCGTATCTTGTAGCTTTACTAGATCCTATTATGTCGGATATAGTACCATAATCTCTTTCAGCTTCGCCCATCTTCTCCGAAGTTACTGGGCCTGACGCTCCTGCGGCTCCAGTAGAAGTACTGGAGCCGGCAAGCGTTAAAAGATGAGCTGCAAGATACCGACGGGCTTCTTCAGCACGCGCTCCATACTCGCTAGACGTGACTTGTAAAGACACATCGTTTATTACTAATGTGAATAGCGAATCGTCTCTATCAGATAACTCCGGCGCTATTGCGAGTATGTTTGCTTTTGTTGTCATGCTGTCAGCCTCTTTTTAGCTCTCTCAATTTCCTGAATAACTGATTTTCGAGGTACGTCACGTTTCAGCTCTATTTCGTGTAGAGCTTCAATCTCTTCTAGGGTCATCTGCCTGATTTCTCTGTAGATTTCTCTATAAGATAATTCTTCAGGAGATGTAGTGTCAGCGTCAGCGTCCTCGTCAGTTTCTGGCCCTTCTCTATCAATAATGCTGGACTCTTCAGTTCTTACAGCCTTCTTTGGTTCCGAAACTGGCTTTTTTGGCGTATTGCCGCCAATTTTTTCGATGGAGATATATTTTTCCAGCTCTTTACCATAAGCGATTTTAAGATTTTTGAGTTTCTGCTCAGAAATCTCGTGCGGTGTGGTGGTGTCTTTAAAGAAATACCGCCTACCCGCTTTATCTGCAATACCGATAAATTCCCGACCAGCTGGCGGGTTTAATCTTGACTTGATCAAATACATGCCCTTCTCCTTTTTCTATATTCCATATATGCTATAAAAACATACAGGTTTTCTGATTACACAGCCCACGAGTTCAGCCTCATAAGGTACTGAATATGTCAATCCTTCCCACTGTCCAGGTCTCTGGGACAGGTCGAGTCCCTGCATGAACTCAATGTTCATTGGGTCGTTTTCGTAACATAGAAGTTGATTGTAATCACTTCCGGAAACAGTTACACTATCTTCCATTTCTGAAATAGGCACAAATGTTACACCAAACGCCTCTTCAACAACCTGCATAACAGACTTATCGACGTTACCTTCTGGATTGAACTTTGTTGACATTGCCTGAGTATAGTTCTCGTTTGACAGCGCTATAGTATCAGGAATAACAGTGTTTTTTGTTGCATTTCTTACACCAACTACAGCTGCGGCACAATCGTCATAGATCTCCTGACCTGTAGCTACAGCCCATGTAGTTCCACCAGCTGTTTTTGTACTTGCTACTACAGGAGTTATGTTTGAATCATTAATAAGCCCGGTTTTGTTTCTTTGTTCGTCCCCTGTCATTGCTAGTGCCTGACGCGCTTCATTGTACGCGCGTCTGATAGCGTCTGCCTTTCTCTCAGAAAGCGGTCTGTTAGCCATAATAGCCGCTCTGAGTTCCTGAGTTGTGATCTCCATTGCCGCACCGTGAAGAGTATTCAAGTAGTTCTTGAACTTCTCAGTTGATACGTCAACTGTAGGGAGGTTCTTTCCGGAAGCTGCAACAGGAAGGAAACGACCTGATCTGTCTTCTTGTGTCCAAGCGTAACTTTGCGATCCGGGTGTTACTTCTGTACTATTCACATTCATGAGACGAGCGAAACGAAGTTCTCTTTCAAGAACTCTGTGAACTCGTCTATCAATACTCTCAAGCTCTTGCGCAAGAAATGGACCAGCGCTTGTCCCAGCTGTAGCACCATCAAGCACTGCAACTATTCTTGAATCATTTATGATTCGGTCTGCCTGATCCTTGTAGAACCGACTCTCTGCATATTGAATCTTAGTCATTATCATCTCCTTTTATGGTAAATTAATTTCAACAGGTACAATCTGACCAGCTGTTCCGGCTTCGAGGAATCTAGCTCCAGGAAGGATACTTGCATCAGCAGTATCAGCGTCACCGCGGAAAGCACCACGCTGTTCAGTTCCGGATGCTGTATGTCTTACATACACGCTGTCACTCACATCTACAGCCGCTTCTACTTCTACGTAAATAACGCCCTGAGATAGACATTCCATTTCATCGTACACCTGATAGCCTTCACTATCTTCATTTTCAACTACATTGCTTCTCACGGTAATACCTGCCACACTTGCAGCAGTTGTGATATCAGCTGCGGCAGTTGGGAGATGCGCGCGACCTGGGAAATCATTGTCAATTGAGACCAGGAGACCATAACCGATTGTACTGCTCGCACCTGTTCGTTCTGAAACAGTAGCATTAGTAGTACCAACCACAGTCATTGCCGTACCCACATCACTTGTAAGCTCAAGATTTGTGGTGTTAGCAGTTGCAGTAACAGTTGTCTCATTTGCGTTAATAACTGTAGCGAGATTTGAAATAATCGTTGCTTTGGTGACGGTTGTCTGAGCGACACTACAGTTAGTAGTATCAACAACAGTGAAAGTCGCATAACTTCCGCTCGCCTGAGTAATAACCACAGTCTCACCGTCAAGTGACGCCTCTACAGCTGTTTCACCCGCATTGATAAGGCTTACCAGCTCTGTTGCAATTTCTGTCTTGGTTTTTGTGTCCTCAGCTGAATTAGCTTCGTAACCAGTACCATTAACAGTAGCGGTTGTGGCTAGATCAGCAGCAGTAATAGTAACAGTCTTACTGTCTGTGTTGTACGCTGTGCTATTAACAGTCACAGTAGTACTTGCATCAGCGGCAGTAATGGATACTTCGTCAATCTCAGGTGTTGAGTTCGTGAAATTGCGAGTTTTCTTTCTGCAATTTTCTGCAATCTGACCGGCAATTCCTCCCGGTAGATCGTCTCTCATAGTAGTTTGAATAGCCATGTTTATTCTCCTTTCTTGTATAGATTGTTGATTTCTGCGTCTCTTGCTCTTAATCTTTCAGCAGGTGTCATCTCGCGATCTTCGTCTGCATCTTTCTTCTTGTCAAAACCGCCGCGTTGTTTTTTAACGCTGTCAAGTTCTTTCTTCTCTTTCAGGATTTCTACAGCACTGTCAAAACGCGCATTAAGATAATCGTCAGATTTTCCTTCCAAGTCAGCATTGTCAAAAACTTTTTTGATGATTTCTTTCTTTGCATCAATCTCTTCAAGTCCGTCAATTTTAACGCCGGCTGTTTTTGCAACTTCTCTAAGTTCTTCACGTGCTGCAAGTAGCTCGTCAATTTTTTCAGTTGTGTTAAAACTGTCAAGCTTTTCGGAAAGTTCTTTTTTCTCAGTCTCAAGCTTTGCTTTCTCATCTACAGCACTATCAAGTTTAGCTTGAATCTTGTCAGCGTCTGCTTTAAGCTTTTTCAACTCAGATACAACTGAACTCTCTCGATCTTTGATAATTTCGGATACTGAATCTGCGTTATCAGTATCAATTGTTACGCTACCGATATTGGTTCCGGCAATAGCGTCAAGTTTTAGTTTCATTTTGAAACCTCCTATTTTATTATCGTTTTGTTGGCTATCTAGCCTCATTTTTACGTTGTCTCCAGCTCTACCTTTACTCACTATAGCAACGTGGTTTCCTTTAATATTACGTTGCACCTTGTCGAATCTTTGACCTTCATATTCACCAACTTCGTCAAAAAGATCGACACTATAACCACATGAAAGCTGTACATCTTTTTTTGCTTTTTTCCTATCAAGTATATAGTCAATTGCCGATTTATGAGTGACAAGAATATCCCCTTCAGTTCGTATACCATCACCGCATCTATCAAAATTCATGATATGTCCGATCTGGTATTTTTTTATGTTTGATGGATTAACTTCTTCTTTTGGATGGAGAAACGTAACCGGTTTACCGACAAACGATGCCATAGAATTCTCTGCAAAAACTTCTTCGGGTGGTCTGAGTTCTTTGATAGTTTCATTTCCTATTTTGTAATCCTGAATACCTACACGTGAAAAATACACAGGTATTTTAAGATAACCTTCGTCAGTCATGGACATCTGATTACTTGCAATATCGACCTTGAACACTCGATTATTTTTCATTCTTTCCCCCGGTAGTTCTTAGTAAATTATTATACTATTGAAAACTAAATGCAAATAGTTATTGCGTTTTTTCCCGAAAAGGTGTAGTATTTTTTTATTTGTGTGCACAATGGGGTAACAAAATGGCAGAAGTAAGAATTACATTTCGATGCAGTAGTAATGCTGCTAAAAAACGTGTGATGAAATTTCTTAAAAGATTTGGGGGCGGTACTTCGTCAACTTCAGGATTTTATAGGCTAGTTGACATAGCTAGACAAGCTGAGATAGAGACAACTCAGCTTGAAAAAAAGCTAAAAGAAAAAGTTTTAAAAGAATGGTTTGGAGAACAAAAATGACAAGAATAATAGAAAAAGGGGCTTATGTAAAAACACGTAGTGATTTAACTTTCGATTGTGACGTACCTGGGTATGAAAGGTCAATAAGTGTAAAAAAAGACACTATTGGCGTTATAGTAGACACTGATTTCGACCGATCACCGCCTTTATTAACAATCCAATTTGGTAAAAACATTGTTGTAACTGAGTACGACTGGGTTGAACATTTCGAAAATAAAAATAACGACAAACCCCTAATTCCGCAAAGTATGAGCAATTCACCCTGTCTTACTAAATTAACAATACCAGAAAAAATGGTTCACTCAATACCGTTTTCAGATATGACTTCAGATAATTGGTATCTTACTATAAGACTCCAATGTCCTACTTTGGTCAACTACATGACACATTATTTAGAAAAACACCTAGTAGAAAATGAATCTATATTATGTGAATTAGACGGAAAATCTATCGAGTGTAAAGTCGTAAAATTTACTGTTTTCCATAATTCTATGATAGACATTGATTGTATATCAGTCAAAAAACACTGAGAAATCATTTTCCGCAATACAGCGACACTGGATATCCTGTCCAGGGAAAAGACCATCAGCACCTGTTCTCCAGGAAAACCGTCTATTATTGAGAATAGAGTGAGAAGTTCTAACTCTTTCATCTCCAGCCGTTATCCATATGAAATGCGTAATACCGATATCTTGCGATCTCGCTCTATCTAGTTTTCCGTAATACTTGTTAATCTGGTCTCTAGCAATAAGCCGCGCTCTGTTTCGCGTGACACGAAATCTTTCTATAAGCTCGTCTTGAATTTTCTTAGTACTATCACCAGTTTCAACACCCCTCCTTACAATGCCCTCTATCTGCGTAAAATACTGACTCGATATACTTGTTATCAACCTCACGTTATTAGCGACCCAAGAATCGCTCAATCCTGGCAACCATGTTTCACTCGTGATAGGATTAATACCTAATAAAGACCGAGTTTCCCTATTAAATTCTTTTTTATGATAAGCCTCTGTTTTCTGTGCAAACGGTAAAACCAACTGACGTGAGTCATTATCAGTAATATTTCGTGACCATCTAAGCTCCAAGCTGACTATTGAGTCGTCTATCTCGTCGCTGTATGTGTCCTTCCTCCCAGCCTCTCTAAGAAACTGGTCTTTAATCCTTGTTATCTCCGGAAAAAGATATTTTCTAGTATACTGAAATAACGGCGCTATGTACCTGACAAGAGCAGTCTGGTATTGCCTCTCTATTTGGTGTGGGTATTTCTTTCTGTACTGCCGTTTTCGAGGCTTAGTGATACCCTGAGCTTTAAGCTGCTCTTTTATCACCTTCCCTAGCTCACTAGAAGGCTCATTTTTAGCGTCACGTACATAAATAGCTTTTCTTTGTGCTGAGGCCTTCTTTTCTGCTTTCTGCTTATCTGAGCTATTTCCGCACTCATAATAGTACTTTTTCTGCCTTCCCCGCCTCACAAAGCAGCCTTTTACATCTTTTCCGTAATTGATAGGCATTATTCAGACTCTTCTGGTTCAACAATTTCCGGAGAGCTTACGGCCTCTAG